TGGTTGGTGTGGCGCTTGATCAGGCGGCGAAGAAAATTCGGAACAGGATGAAAACGACATGAACCCATACCTTATAACTGAGCCTACTTTAATTTGTTTTAGTGGCGGCAGAACGTCAGCTTATATGCTATATCACGTTTTGCAAGCGCATGACGGGAGGCTTCCTGATGATGCGATAGTTTGCTTTGCCAACACTGGCAAAGAACATGAGGCAACATTGCGTTTTATCAATGATTGCGAAAAAAATTGGGGTGTAAAAATACATTGGGTTGAATACACAAGCGATGATTCTATGTTTAAAGTTGTTGATTTCGATACCGCCTCTCGCAATGGTGAGCCGTTTGAAATGGTTATAAAAAAATACAAAAATTTACCCAACCCAAGTCAGCGGTGGTGTACTGGAAAATTAAAAATTAATACTATTCACAAGTATCTTAAAAGTCTTGGGTGGGATCACTCTGAGAGCGACAATAACGATTTTGTTGGAATTCGATACGATGAACTAAGACGTTCTGCAAAGATGTCAATCCACAACACGCCATTGGTTGCTGCAAAAGTAGTGAAAAAAGATATTTTTGATTTTTGGAATAAACAATCTTTTGATTTGCAATTGCCTGTAATTAACGGGGAAACGGTTGGCGGGAACTGTGACTTATGTTTTTTAAAATCATTGCCTAAGATTGTTAGTTTGGTACGGCAAGAGCCTGAACGCGCATTGTGGTGGGCAAAAATGGAAAATTCGATTGTTAGTAAAGTAAATGGCAATACATTGAAATTTAGAAAAGATCGACCTAGTTATCAGCAAATAATAGATAACAACATAAACCAAAATAATTTATTTGACGATGGCGATATTGCTTGTTTTTGTGGAGATTGAAAATGATTTTTATCGGCTTAGACCCCGGTAGCGCATCGGGCGCTTGGGGCATTATCAACCACGATGAAGACTTTATCGGTTGCGGCGACATCAAGAGCATTGACGGTCGTGTTGACGCGATTGAGTTGTACGACACCATCATGTCGTCGGTCAACGCTTATGACACAGCGATGATCGCGGTTGAGTCTGTTCACAGTATGCCCAAGCAAGGTATCGCATCAACAGCAAAATTCATGCGTGCTGCAGGGGTCATAGAGGCTGTGGCGGCGCTTACGCGCTACCCGTGTACCTTGGTTACCCCCCAAGCGTGGAAGAAGTACCACGGGCTGATTGGATCGGCTAAGAGCGCAAGTCTTGACACTGCGCGGCTGCACTGGGAAGATGCTGATTTGCGACTGGTCAAACACCACGGTCGCGCTGATGCACTTTTAATGGCGTTATGGTTAAAAAGAAAAAATCATGGTTAAAGAAAGGGAGATGCGAATTGAGCGAAAGAAAGATCGACCCGCATAAAGCAATTGATTTTATTTTTGAGAACGCCCCCAAACTAGCTCATGCAAAATCGGATCGTATTTTTTTAGAAGAGTTTCGCAAGTCTAAGAAAGCGATCCTGATGCAGCAGTCAGGGCAGACGGTGGTGTCGGCGCAAGAGCGGGATGCTTACGCCCACCCTGAGTACATCGAACTGCTGCGGGGGCTGCAGGAGGCAGTAGAACAGGAGGAAACAATCAGGTGGGGTTTGATAGCGGCACAGGCACGAATTGAGGTATGGCGATCACAGGAAGCAACAAATCGCTCACAGGATCATTTGACACGGTAAAAATGTTAATTTAAACTAAACGCTCTTACACGGAGGATTTATGAAACCAGTATTTCAATACGAAGAAAAGAAGTACACGCCAATTAGTTTGGAAAAGGCAGCAACTCGACCCAATAGCTTGAAATTTCTTCAAGCACCAAGCCGTGTTGCAAACTCTGTAATTTACCCCGATGGGCGGCGCGTATGGGACAAATGACTATTTGGGACTGGGCGTTTGTTTTCTACTCTGTAGCGGCTTTTGTTGCGTGTGGTGCTTGGCTATGGGCTACCCGTGAAAAGCCGCTCACAGACCCGTTTAAGACGTTTGATGCGCCGTGTCGCTGCGATCATCCTATTAAATGCGACTTTTACGACAAATGTATGAGAGGAAAAAATGGAACGTGAAATATTTAAAGCATGGTGTGTGTTTATTTTGATTATTGCAATAATTGTGGGGGTGTGTAATGCGTTCTGAAAACATAAAAATGGCATTGAATTTTGAAGACTCAAAGCGAATTGATAATAAACCGTTAGAAAGTTTGCAGGAATATGTTGAGTTGTGTGCCGCTCAAGCACGGGCTATTGAAAATTACGCACGGGCGCTGAACATTTTGAAAGATGAATTGGACAAATTGAAGGGTGCAAAATGAAACACAAACACTACGATTGCATCGTTGCATGGGCTGACGGGGCGCAGATTCAAGCTAGACCAAATGGCTCTACTGTTTGGGCTGATTTTTGTAACCCGCAGTGGGATGCTAATCACAGTGAGTACCGCATCAAGCCAAAGCCTGATATATACAAATACGTTGATGTTAGAGCGGTTAGGGATGGCATTTGCCAATGGACTACTTGCCTGCCTGAAGAAGCAAACTTGGGTCTGATCTTTGACGGCGAAACAAAACGATTAAAAACTGCGGAGGTGATGAAATGAACGAACGATTAAAAGAGTTAGCTGAACAAGCGGGATTGCCTTATCACGGTGTAGATATTGAACGCTTTGCCGAGCTTGTGCGCGCTGATGAGCGTGACAAATGCGCTTCTGACTACCTGCAAGACTGCTGTGATGCTGTTGAGGCTGCGTTGCTTGAAGAGCGTTTCATGGAAGATAGCATGAGGACTCAGATCGGCGGCGATCACTACAGCAAATTAGCGATACAGCCGATGGAGTACAGCCTCGCAAACAACCTGAACGCAGCGCAGCACACAGCTATCAAGTACGTTACACGATACAAAGACAAGGGCGGCATTGAAGATTTGAAGAAAGCTATTCACACAATTCAATTCTTGATTGCATTTGAAGAAAGGGGTGTTTAAATGAAAGTTGAATCGGCAATTAACTTGCAGGGTACGGTCGTAACAGTTGGCACAACGACTGATGAAATTATGTTTAAAAAGGCTGACCAGTTTGCTGCAGAGATGGCGAACAAAACACAAGTGGTGGCAGATGATGGCGTTCGCTTAATCTCTGTCGCAGGATCACGCCGCGCATGGATGCACCGCAAACTGGATGCGTGGATTGACGGGGTGGAAGAATGACTAAAGACAACAGCACAGGCAAAGACAAGGAGTTTTACGACCTTGGCAAGAAGATGTTTGACCATATACAAGTGATTAGAGCAAGGTCAGAGCCAAAAATGATGACGGAAGAAGACGAAGCCTTTGACGAGATTGAGCGCAAGCAACAGCAGCGGGTCGAGGACAGCATACGGCGCTCAGCACAAGAGAGTGCGTTGCATTTCATATCTGAGAGTGACGCAATTGAACTAGGCATGATGACGTTACGCAAGGCGTATGAGATCGGCTATCGTGCAGGTATGTATACAGAGCAGAGGAAGAAGAATGAGTGAGCCATCACCAAATGTCACAGTCGCTCGCGCATTGCAAGAGGTAGGTCGCGCCACATCAACCGTGTTAATAAAGATGACAGGCAGACCGCAGAAGTCTGTCATGAACACATTGAAAAATCTGCATCACCAAAGCAAGATTCATATCGGTGCGTACACGGTCAACAAACGTGGTCAGATAGCAAAGATATGGGCGTGGGGCGACGGTGACGATGCGCGAGAGCCGATCTCCAATCAAGACAACACAAGGTTCGTACCTCGCCCTGACATCGCTGCTTGGTGGATGCATGACCAAGGATGAGCGCAAGCACCTGTCCAAAGTTGCAGCCTTGGGATGCATGGTGTGTCGCCGTTTGGGGTACGAAGACACCCCTGCGGAAATACATCACCTGCGAACTGGTACGGGGGGCGGTAGGCGCTCTTCGCACTTCGATGCTATCCCAGTTTGCCCTGAGCATCATCGCGGCGCTACGGGCTTCCACGGGCTTGGCACGAAAGGGTTTCCTAAGCACTATGGGTTTACTGAGGCAGACCTGCTTAAAGACGTTAAGCGTTTGACTCAGACGGATTGTTAATTTACTATTAACGCTTAACCCATTTTGGAACGATAATGAAATTTATTGAATTGTTTGCGGGTATTGGTGGCTTTCGCTTAGGATTGGAACGAGCGGGTCACCAGTGCGTTTGGGCGAATGAATTTCTTGCAAAACCACGGAGTATTTATGAATACAACTTCAAGCACAAACCTGACGGAAGAGATATCAGAGCAATTCACATTGATGAAATCCCCGATGCAGATTTACTCGTTGGAGGATTTCCATGCGCAACTTTCAGTGTTGCAGGGCGGCGATCAGGATTCTCCACAGAAGATACTAGAGGTACTCTCTTTTTTGAAATCTGTCGAATCCTCATGGGTAAAAGAATCCCATATTTATTCCTTGAAAATGTTAAGGGATTGCTCAACCACGACAACGGAAGAACCTTTGGAATTATCATCGCAAGTTTGGATGAACTGGGGTATGACCTGCAGTGGGAATGTCTTAACAGCGCGAATTTCGGAGTCCCACAGAACAGAGAAAGGGTTTTTATTGTCGGAAATCTTAGAGGATACCCCCGACCCAAAGTATTTCCTGTCGGAATCTGCCGCCCAAACGATAGCGTTCAACACGGAGTGGAACAGAATAAAGGGGCGGGGGTTCGGGGCAAAAGTGGTATCAATGTCGGAACACTCTGTCACAGACTTTACAAGGGCGACACTAACAATTACTACATTGAAGGAGAAGTACGAACAGGAACTGGAGGAACTGAGGAACAGCCAACCGCAGGAACAGAAAAAGCAAATGAACCTGTTCGACCAGTGTTGACACCTGATAAAAAAGAGAAGCGACAAAACGGTCGGCGCATGAAAGAACACAACGAACCTGCGTTCACGTTGACGGCGCAGGACAGGCACGGTTTGATGGTGGGAACGAAGATCAGAAAATTTACCCCGTTGGAATGCGAGAGGTTGCAGTCGCTGCCCGACAACTGGACTAAGTGGTATGCAGACGGTTCAGTAGTTTCAGATTCACAGAGGTACGAACGGTGCGGTCGAGCAGTGACCGTGAATGTAATTTATGAAATAGCTAAGAGATTAAAAAAATGAAACAAATATTGATGAATGAAATAAGCAAAGTGTCAGACAACGAAGTTGCATTGATGTTGAGTTCAGGCATTGACTCCAACTGCTTGATGTTCGCGCTGCTAGAGGCGGGTAAGAGCGTTCACGCATACACATTCTGTTTGGATGACAGGGTATCAACAGACGCACTATTGGCGCGGCGCAACGCTGAAACTTTTGGTGTGAAATTCACGTTGATATCACTTCCGACAAATCCTGAAATTTTAATGAACGATCTTATTTGTTTGGCACGAATAGGTGCAAGATCGAAGACAGATTTTGAATGCGGGTTTCCTATGGTTTACGTTTACCCTCGCGTTAAAGAGCGAGTTATGTTTTCAGGTATTGGTGCTGATGATCATTTTTGTTTGACGAAAAAAGGAATGATTTATTTTAAAAACGACATTGATAAGTTTCGCAACATTCAGTTCAGCAAACCAAACAATTGTCAGAAGCAAATTCACGATTGGTTATGCGTTGCGCACGACAAGGTGTGGGTCACGCCCTACTTGGTGCAAGAGATGCAAGACCACTTCCACGGTAAGTCGTGGGATGAGGTCAACCTCCCCCGTCAGAAGCAACCTATCCTTGATGCGTTTCCTGAGCAATTTAAAAAGATAACAGTGCGCAAGCACCAAGACTTTCAAAAGGGTGACTCAGGTATATCAGACGTATTTCAATCGCTTGTTGATACGGATTACAACAAACACGGGTACAAATCCGCTGTCGGCATTTACAACACAATTTTGCGGGAAATTTTATGAAATCTTGGACATTTGAAAGCAAAGAAATTGCAAGTACGTTTGACTCGCACGTTCGTGAGCAACTTCCTTGGTACGACATGGCGACCGATGCTGTGGCGTACATCGTGAAAAACTATTTGCGTGATTACGGCGACATCGTTGATATCGGCTCATCTACTGGGAACATGATTGACAAGCTGATGCCGTTGATCAAAGAAAGAGAGGCAGACATTTATGCGATTGATGACAGCACAGAAATGGTTAAGGTATTGAGAAAAAAGTATGACAACAATTGTTCGGTAAAAATTAGTGAATACGATGTGTCAGAGGATGGAATACCATCGGCAGATGTTTACATCGTATTTTTAACCATGATGTTTTTGCCTGTTGTTTCACGCGAAAGGTTGCTTGATGAAATGCGCAGCAAGGTGCGCAACGGAGGCGTGATCATCATCGTTGATAAGGTGGCAGACCATAACGGGTACTTCGCTACGGTACTCAAGCGCCTGACGATGCACTGGAAGCTGCTGCAGGGTGCGAAGCCTGAAGATGTGCTGACCAAGGAAATGAGTTTAGCGGGGGTTCAGATACCCTTGGATACCGACCTGATACCTGACGGGAAGCTGTTCTTCCGTATGGGTGAATTCGCGGGTTGGGTGATCGAATCGAAAAAAAACAACAAAAAACCAAAAAGTTGCGTTTAATCTGAAATGTTCATGTTATATTAACGAAACTGACAACACGGTCAGGACATTGAAAAGGAAGTGAAATGAACCAAGCCCGTAGAAATATCATCAACAACCAAATCTCAACACTTCAAGACGTTGAAAGTCAATTAACTGATGTTCTTGAAGGTGAGCAAGACGCTTACGACAATATGCCTGAGAGCCTGCAGGGTGGTGAGCGTGGTGAAGCCATGCAGGAAGCCATCAATCAGCTTGAAGAAGCGATGGAAGCCATCCGTAATGCCTGCGATGCCCTGAGCGAAGCCCTAAGCCAAGGTAGGAACTGAAATGGAAATCAAATTCTGCAAAGACTGTTTGTATCTCAGAGGCGAGTATTGCGTGCGCTCAGACGGCATCTCATTGGTTACAGGCGAGATGAAGTTCATTCGCCGCGCCGCTGAGTCAGAGCGCAGCTACGACACTACTGGCTGTGGCACTACCGCACGTTTTTTCACCATCAAATCAATCTAATCAACCGCCCCCACGGGGGCTAAGGAACTAGCATGAAATTATCAAAACAAGTTTACCTGTCGGACTCAGCACAAAAGTACATGAAGTCTTCTGATATGACCGACCCTGAAAATTCAAAGTGGTTTAGTTATCATGATGATGATATGTCAGGGCATGGCTATGTGCTTATTGGTCACGCTGAAATTGATTTGTACTTGTTTACCCCTGCACAGATCAATCAGAGTGCTGTGATGGCTCTCAAGGCTCAGGTGCAAGAAATAAAAGCTAAGGCTGAAAAGGAAGTCAACCAGTTGCAGGACAAGATCAACCAGTTGTTGGCTATTGCAGGATGAAACCCAACCTAAACCGTGCAAACGTGATTGAGTGCCGTTTAAAGGGCATCCCTGCGCAGATCGCTGTGTGGGGCGATGAATACCTTGTGCTTGACCGCAAGGGCTACGCAGCCCCGTGGCTCGAGCGCAGGGCAGGGCAGTCGGCTGTGTATGAGGCGATCCAAATTGAGCGTGAGAAACAGGAGGACTCACGCTACGATTAACTTAGCAAACCCCACAAGTTGGGGTTTTGTTGTATTAGGGTAACTCCTAATAAAAATAATTAAAAATAATTGTGATTTGCTCACCTTTTGTTAACGATATCGAATATAGTTACATCACTGCAACACGCAGCCCAACAGCGAATCTAAGGAAACAACATGAACTCGATCCAAAACTTCATCAAAGCAGCAGACCAAGCAAGAAAAGAAAAATCAATGTGGAGTAGTTCAGTAACAACAGTTGAAAATGTTGGTGAAGTAATTTGTTTTCGTGATTATGGTGTTTACAAGAAAGGTCGCCAGTCAGTCGCACGATCAAACTTCAAATTGAACGGCAAAGTAATTTCTGCTGCAAATTTGGCAAACTTATTAAAATAATTTAACGGGGCGCAAGCCCCATCCTATAGCGAATCAAAGGAAATAAAATGAATAACTGGAACATCAAATCACTCGACCACGCAGCAGAATGCGCCGCTGCAGTTACTAGCGTTACAGGCAAGCTGCACATCGGTTGCGACCGTGGCGCGTCTTGCTCACCGCGCTACTACGTTGCTGCAGTACCTGCTGTGGGCGACCCAGTGTCTTATGCGTTCAACGGCGACTACTACCCATGCGGTTCAGTTGCAGCGGTCAGCAAGACCCTGAAGAAGATCACCACCACTGAGGGTAAGGTGTTCTACCGCCGCAGGATGACAGGCTCTTGGGTGATGGACAGCACATGGTCACTGGTCATCGGTCACGTTGATCGCTTAAACCCTGAATTCTAATTTTTAAGGGGGCTGACAACCCCCGCTTGCACGCCCCGATTATTTAGATTATATTAACGATACTGACACTTCGGTCAGGACAGCGCACAAGGAAATAAAATGCAACATCCTACATTCACAGTCGTAGCCACTTACAGAAAAAGAGAAGCCGCAACCGCAGCCGCATTGGAACAGGGGTTGAACCCATCTGAGGCGGTTTATATGTGCGAGAACGGAATGTTTGGTTTTGAGATTCGTATCTATGATGACTGGCAGCAATGGCAGCCTGACCTCTACAAAACAAATTAAACTCACTGGGGCTACGCGCCCCATCTCATAGCGAATTAAGGAAATATTATGACAATCAAAATCAGCTTCAGCCATTTAATGGAAACAGTCACTTGCAGTGCGCCGTTACTTCGCGTTTATTCGCGTCTGTCAGACCGCAAGGTGATTTCAATCCATCGCTTGCCCGTAGGGATTCAACGCCTGACCTTTATGCCCTCATGTGTGAATAAAGAAAATCGCACCGTGCGTTTAGCCAGTGAATCTTATGATCGTTTTTTGCAAGCAATTGAGCGCAACGCAATTATCAAACTTTAAGGAAATAATATGATTTGGCAAATGATCTACTCAGGTGTATCCATCACCGTT